AAATCACCCTTCGGTAATGCAACGAACTCGCGGATACGGACTTGTGTTAATTCACTCTGCGGACGTTGATCATTAGTGCGCCAGCCCAAAATTTGCTTGGGGCTGACAAGGATCAAGTACGGTTGGCGGCCACCATCAGCACGCTCCTCGGCAAGAGTGCGAGGCAGATTTCCTGAAGGGAAATCAACGAGTGCACTGCAGTGACCGTAAAGAATTGCAACTTCTAGTAGGCGGCGGGCAAAGCTGTTCAGCGTCGTGCCATCGCCTGAAACATTCCTGCTCCACTCCTGCCAATAGTCGTCGCCATCCAGTTGGATGCCCTTGCGGAGGATTAGGCCGGCTGCTTGGGAGGCGAGGCGCTGGAGGAAGGGCGGTAACGTGGCATGGAAAATGCGGCGTCCGTAGGCTTCCGCGTCCTCGCGGGGTTCGCGGGGGATCAGACGCTCGCATTGGTCGCGCAATGTGCGGGTGCCGCCCATGCAAATGTCGATGGGGTCCCAGCGCGGGATCATCGCGTAGACCGCGTTGGTTAGTTCGCTTGGGTCGTTGCTTGGACCCTCAATCGCGGTGCCTGTGCTGCGCGTAAAATCGCGGCCGGGATACGTGCTGTAATCGACCACAGGTGTCCCAGCGCTTTACTTTAGTACCCTAGGTTACCCCTGAGATTGCTGGTGGGGGCTGGGTTTAGGTCACCACTTTTCGCGGTTTGCCCAGTAGGCAGCACTCATCTTGCCCTTGGCAATGTTCCTTGCGTGGCGGGCCTTAAATGCCTCGCGGCGTTTACGATTCGCCCCGCTTTCTCCAGTCCGTTTGGGTGATCCAGCCACGCCCTGTTGGCCGAAGCGGATGAGTTTTACCTGGGCGCCTTCCTTCGCCAAGACCGCGTGGGACTTGTTCGGGTGGTTTGGAGTGCGCTTCGGTTTGTTGTAGCCGGCAAACTTCTCGCCGCGATACTCAATCACTTCTTCTTGCCGGCTTTCTTGGCAGTCTTCGCGGAACGCCGGAAAGCCTCCGCAGTTGGTGCGCCAGCACTGCCGGGCTTCCTCATGCGCTCGCCACTGCCCGCTTTGATGCGCTTGCGCTTGGCCGCGATGTTGGCATAAAGACCACGCTTAGCCATTACTTGCTCCGGCGACGTTTACGTGCCACGCCAGCCTCCGAAAGGGCGATGGCGAGGGCTTGTTTGCGGCTCTTCACCGCAGGGCCTTTCTTGCTGCCTGAACGCAGCTTGCCCTTGCCATACTCACTCATCACCTTGCGGATCTTCTTGAGGGCAGGGGGCTTTTTGCTTGGCATAGCAGAACTTGCTCCAGTCCTAGGTTTCCGCACTCCACTGGGAGGCCATGGCATCGGCGATGCCTTGGTACGTGCGGCTGCGCTCCTTCCAGCGGTCCGGGCCGGGAGGCATCCGATGCACTTTGTTTTCCCGGCCCTCAACAATTTCGGTGGGCACCAGCAAGGGCAGGTTTTTAAGCCAAAGGCAGGTGGCCTTTGTTTCGCCGTGTCCGAATTGCCAAGGCTGGATGATTTGATCGGGTTTGCGGATGCGACTTGAAATGATCGAGACTGGATTTTCCAGTGCGATGCGGCGGATAGGTGCGTTGAGTAACAGGCGTACAAATGCCAGTGCCTCTTCCTGTTCCACGCGCTTGTCCTTGAACCAACGGGCACCAGACACTGCTAAGTGCGTGCAAGGTGGGTGGGCAATCATCAAGTCCCAGTGCTGATCCAGTAGATCCTCTACGGGTCCTTGGTAGTGGTTACCTCTCTCTCTCTCTGAAGGAAGGAGGTCGCAGCTCCAAGCGTCCCAGCCGCGGGAAGCGAAAGCGTCACGGACCCGGCCGCTGTACTCGCACGCGACAAGAACCTTAGGCACTAGCTGGGTGAAGCTGGTCTAGTGTACTAGGTGTGGTTGGTTGCGACAGCGCGGCAGGCGGCAATGAAAAATTCTTGGCTATAAGCCTGCTTCATCATGTTGATGCGCTTGTCGAGGAGTTGGATGTTGTCCGGCGTGTAGTCGCCGTCGCTATTGATGCGGTCCACCGAAGCGTGCCCCACGCCCTGTTCGCGGAGATCCGGGAAGCGGATGTGCCAGCCCGTGAGGGCGCAGCAGTTGTGCTGGCGCTCCATGCAGTCCGCAAGGATGTCCATCGTTAGTAGCCAGACGTAACGGCGGCCCTCGGCATTGCTGCGGACACGGTTGTACCAGCTAATTCGGATGTCGCGGTAGTAGCCCCGGTGCGTGTTTTCGGTGGTGCGGTTGGCGCATGGTTTGCACAGACTCTGGCTGTCCACAGCGGCCTGTGCTTGGCGGCGGCGTTGGTAACTCTGTAGTTGGCGGCAGTGGGGACATAATCTGTAATATCGCTTGTCCGCACCGCGGAAGATGTGCCCCAGCAGGGGGTCAGTAGGTGCGGAAAGCGGAGCCGCCTGTTTGGTAGCGGCGGAGGCCGGCGAGGGCGGTGATGACGTAGCCGCAAGCGTCCGCGGGGCCGGACTTGTCATCAAGACCACCAATACCCTTCTCTGGTTTGCCCTGCTTGTCGAACGCCTGCGTCTCCAGCGAGCGGAGTAGGTATTTGCATTTATTCGAGACGCGGAAGCGTTTGGCGATCATCAGGACGTTCATTGCGTTCACGCGATCCTCGATTGCAGGGTTCGCCAGCTGCGTTTTGACAACAAAACCCCCCTTCTTTAACAACGAAAGGTCCGATTCCTTGGCATTGGTGGTGCTGCGTTGGCGGCTCGCAGCGTCTGGCACCACTACCAAGTTGCCTTGCGCCACCCAGCTGGAATATGTGGTGGTCAGGAGTCTGACTACTGAAGGTGTGTCAGATGCATGGTGCTCCGCGATGAAGTGGAACTCGTCGCCGCGGCGGACCATGCACTCCATGAAACACGCCCCAACGTTGAAGTCGATGCCCACATACAGGCGGTCGTCATGCTCCAGCTCGGTATCACACCAGTGGATGTCGCGGTCAAAGTAGGGGTAGACGTTGGCATTGGCGAGGTTGGTGAACTCGCCGTTGATGTACGACGCAATCAGCTGTGGGGGGTAGTTGGCATACAGGGAGTCGATGAACCCCGGGGGGAGGTGGGGGTTGTCTGTGGTGCGGGCGCGGATAAGGCGGCGTTCCAGTGCGATGGCGGCAGTGCGGGCGCTGTCCTCCGCGGCATTGGCCGGCTCCTCCACAAAGGTGCGGTACATCCACTTGAAACCTTCGGGGGTGCTCGCTACCGCGAGCTGGGGTTTTGTTCCACCTCGGAGACGGGCGAGCATCATCTCGGATGCTTTCTGCGCGATGTCGGCACTGCTGGTATCAATCTCGTCGGCCAGGCAAAAGCTCAGGTTCTGGCCCCGGATTCGGTTGAACGTTTCGGTTGCTCGACACAAGAGCGTGATGGGGCCGAGGGGGAGGTGGATCGTGTACTCCGGTTGCGGGGACACTCGGAAGTCGTGCTCGATCTGAAACTCGTCCAGGAAGTCGTCGAAGGCACGCATCCATACGTCGCGGAGCATGATGTTCGTTGGCTCGAACACCGCCGCGACCGTGCCGGGGTTCTCCAGTCCAAGAAAAATTGCCTTCGCGCATAACGCAAACGTCTTGCCCGCACCAAAACCCGCGCAGTAACCCAGGATTTTGTGGTCCGTGTCATCCACAAACTCCCGCTGGGGTTCCAGCAGGCGGTCGTAGATGCGGCTGCGAAGTGACTCGACGGACTCGTCACACCTAGTTCCACGCAAGGTGGGCTTGTCCAAACAGGCACCCCCGGGGACGTTGGCCAATACGGACATAAGAACCGGGGGAGGGGGGAGGGGGTCTTTGCCCGAAGGGCGGGGGGAGGGGGGAGGGGGAGGAGGTGGGAGCACCAGCCCTTTGGGCTCTAGTGTATTAGGGGTACTACTGTAGTAAAGAAGAGAAAAATTGAGATTGTGTGAGTTGTGCGGAGTAGTGCACCCCCCGCCTCGCCGTTCCCGTGGGGGGAGGTGTGGGCCTCCCCCTGCACCCTTGCCAGCACTGCAGTCTGCATCGTGTCCCGCGTACCTGCTGCAGTGACAATCACGCGGACACACAAAAGCCCCCCGCCTGGTGGGGGTGCCTGGGGGTGCAAGATGTGGGAGAGTTCAGCGCATCAGCTGCGCTCCGTTTGGTTGCATCGTTGCTGCTGTTGCTGCCCTAGTTGCGTGGCATTTCCAGCCCGGTCAGCCGTGAGATAAACCCGAGCGCCCCCAGTGCGTTCGATAGTTGCCGCGTTTCCTTTGCTTCCTTGAGAATGTCAGCCGCTGCCCCGATCAGCTGCGCCGCCAGTTCCTTCCTGTCTAACTGCTCAAGTTCGCGAACCTGTTGTTCTCTTGCTTCCTTGAGTCTGCGCTCTGCCGTTCGATCTGGTAGCCCGTACTGGATCGCCAACGCTTGGCGGATCTCGTAACTGCTGCGCCCATTGTTGAGCATGTGCCGGACACTGTGCAGCTGCTCTGCAATGTCCACGGCTTTCTGCCCTGCCCGGCCTGGCGGCTTAACTCGCTTGCCCCCCGGCTGCGCCATGTTGAGATGTATTACAATCTGGCCTAGGTTGCCACCAGCTTAACGCCCCCGCTGGATTCTCGGCCCCAGATCTGGTACGATGTAGCACAGGAGAGCATAAAGGCAAACCGTCCTCTCTCCGCCCCACCATGTCACAACAACAACGCCAAGCCATCGCGGCCCAGATCCGCGACCTGACAAACCACGGCCGCCACCTTGAGGCGCTGGCCCTTTATCGCTCCACCATCGCCAAAGGTGCGCTCGCATGACGTACACCCTGCACTTCTTCACAGACGAACACCCCGGCGATGAGCCCGAGTTCGTCAAGGAGGGCGAGTTCTCAACTCTTGAGGAAGCCCGCGAACGGATCGACAACATCGGTTCTAGGTGGTTCTTCTACCCTCACGCTCTCATCACCGAGACCGCCACAGGTGAGGAAGTTGCCACCTATTACGCGGAGCCGTGAGCGATGCCCTTTTCCACCCCATCCCAACCGCAACCCCACCGCCTGCCATGCTCGGCGGCTGCTGTTGCCGTGCTGATTCTGTGCTCCGGCGTGCTGGGTTTCAGCATCGCCCGCGATCTTGCCCCCACTTGCCCCATCACAACTTCCCGCAATGGATGACCGCGACTTAACGGCCCTGCGAGCTGAGGCCATCGCTGAGGCTATTTGGGAAGCCGAGTGTGACCGTGACTTCCTGCGCCAGTGCGTCAACTGCTGGGTTGATGGCCTCAGCCCTGAAGAGTTGAACGATTACGTCAACCCTCCCGACGAACTGCAACAGGCCGCCGATTTTCTAACCTCTGTGCCCTTCAACTAATGACTTCCCCCGCATTTGCTGGCCCGGTAATTGTCACCCGTTACCTCGGGCCCACTGATTACAAAGGTTCACGCGTTGTTGCCACCCACAAACGCGACGGAGAGACAACATGGCGCAAGGTGATCGACTGGGACCACGCTCTAAACGGCCCCGAGAATCACGCCGCCGCCGCTGCTGCACTGCTCCAAGCGTGGCCATATGACAACGACTTGGAGATTGTGGGTCGTGGTCACGATCATGAGGCTTACTTCTGGCTCTGCTGCAGCCGTTGGCAAATCGAACAGCAAGGCCAACAGTGCGCCGCCGCAATCATCAACGCCACCCGTCAAGAGGTTTCGGCATGAGCTACTACCATTTCCAGGCCGCCGACGCTGAGCCTTTCGGTTCCTTTGAGGTTTTCTACGTTGAAACATGGGAAACGCACAGCACCGACTTTTCCGCCGGTTGGTATTGGCAAGCGTGCTTCCCTGGTTGTTTGCCAGATGGTGAGCCTTGCGGCCCCTTTGATTCTGAAGCAGAGGCCTTGGCCGATGCTCAATCAACAGAGGCCTGATCGATGCTGACAGTCTGGCAAACCCA